TTTTTTTTGTATGAAGCACACCGTTGGCTAATCCAGGCCGTTGTACTTGCAAATTGGGCAATGCTGACCAACTGCATCTAATGTTGTATCCGGTCTAACTAATAGTATACCAAGACTATACTATATGAATGATATAAAATAATTAAAAAGGAAATCAAATGCAAAGCATTATTATATTATACTTTTGATTACTAGTATAATATAGAATAAAATTTAAAAATATAAAATAGTGTAAACGATAAATAGGTGTTTACACAATTAAAATAAGCAAAGTAAAATTAAAGTAAACAAACGATAAATAGGTGTTTGTTCATCAAATAAAGCAAATAAAATAAAAATAAAGAATAGCGAACGATAAATAGGTGTTCGTATTACATATAAAATAAATAATAAATGTTAAAATAAATAAAATTAAAATATAATTTATGTTATATTTATCTTATAAATATAAGATAAAATAAAAGCCAAATTAGTAAATTAATGTTTGCTCAAAGGAGCTGTAAATTTAGTAGAGGTTAACAATTTCAAGTTAGCATTGTTGGTCTGTCTAACTAAAGCAACTGAATCATTGTACAATCCCATTCTAAAATCTGGTCCAGCGTGGACTAGTACACTGATATCGACGTTGTTAACGACTGACGTAGGAGCACGCAAAGGTAATTGTACAAATACTTTTAATAAGCCAGAAAATTGTTGTTGAGCAGGCACAGCTGTACCCGCCTTAGATATGTTCTTATAAGGAATATCACTAATATAAGGGCATCCAATATTAACCATTCCTTGACCATTAGCAATATCAATTATACAAAAATAAGTTTGTGTTGCTTCTTCATAAGAAAAATCCTCTACCGAATTTGGTCTAAAAGCAATCATTAATTGACCAGTATGAAAGTGCGTTGAAAACACTTTAAAAATATAATTAATTGAGCCAGTCCAATAAACGAAAGGTTGAGCCATAAAATCCAAAAAAGTCTTGGGATCCGCATTTAATCCTATTCTTTCTGACATAACGACTTTACCAATAGGATCGTTAGTTGTCCAATTTAAGGTCTTGTATACACTTTTGATATTTTGTACCATAGGATATAACCAACTTTCTTTTTCTTTAATTCCTGCATACTCTTTGTCAAATTTTGTAGTTCCATTATGATTGAGCGATATTAAACGTTCAGTCAATGTAACATTATCCGAAGCACCTTTAAACGGAACGGTACGTTGCATAATAGGAGCAGGATTTACAGTTATTTGCGTAGCCGACAATTCCATGAATTCTGATATACCTTGCAAAATAGGAGCTGTAGTTTTGACAGCATTAGCAATTGAATCCACTGTAGTTTTAGTTGTATTAACCACGTCATCGAACGCATTCAAAGCACCTCCTAATACATCCATTTCCGGTATGGTTTTCTTTATTCCAGCTGGAACAATAGGAATATACGGCAGTGGAGCTTCCACAGCGAATGTTACTATTTTGGGTGGTTGAAATATTGGTGTATCTAATCCACCAAAATAAGCATAAACCATATCATCACCAGCACAAGCATCTAAAGCCAATCCGACCGATACATCTTGATTAGTTATGTTGTACAATGTTATCACGATGGTACCTAACGGTAATGTGTTACCGCGAGCAAACAAATATTGAGGAGATATCCATGGTATTGTTATTAATCCAAGTTGATCATAAGAAAAATATTGATAACCTTCAAGTCCTTGTAAAACGCCTGGTTGAGTATCAGGGCATGCGAATCTAATATTACCATAAATTGAGCGAGTTGGATCACGTAACATCAAATGTAAATTTATGGACCCACGTGAAAAATTAAATAATTGTTGTCCATAAGTAGCGGCGTTATATAAATCATCATAATTCATTGTCAGAACAAAAGCACGTTTACTAGATATCGTAAAGGTGTAATTTTCGACTCTATACATACGTTTTGTCATCTGAACAATATCGTATGCTAAATCTTGGAAATGTCCTGCTGAATTCTTTCCTAAAAAACCTTTTCCAGCGCACATCATTGTTTTGGGCATGTCTTTAATTGACTGATTAATATCTACGTAATGAGTCTTTAGTTGTTTCGAGTCCGACATTTCCGGAATAGTAAGAACCCAGTCATCCTTATTATTGTTTGGTAATTCTTTACGCTTTCTCTGTTTACCAGTCTTCTTTTCAAAAATCTTCTGCATAGATGAGTTATTGTGAATAGCTGGTATTTTAAACTCATTATCCATAAATGAAACATACGTTGAAACATGAACGTTGTTAATATTGTCAGCCGCAGTTTTAAGAGTAGAATAAACGTAAATGTTAAAATAACCAAGTTCTTCATCTGTACCAAGTTGATAATAACCCCTATGAAAACGAAATGGAAATTCATACTCTAATGATGTATCTTTAGCAACATCGTAAATATGAGCTCCCATTTGTACTAAACGTTGTAAGGAAGGAGCGTTATCAAATAAAGGAGAACAGCCTATAGCCAAGCCACCTTGATAGAATTGTGGAGCTTTAATTACAACTTTAAACAGTGTTTTTCTATTTCTAAACAAGTCAGTTATAGCAAAAGCACTTTGTCCAGCAAAAGTAACAACACAATCTTCGGGAATCTTTAAACGTAAAATATTTGTACCAACCGTATCTGTAATCTTCCATTCGGTTGTGTTAATCAACGTCCATTTTTCGACTAAATTTGATAATGTCCAGGCAATATCATTAGCGAAACTAGTGGCTCTATCGTTTTTGGTTGTAATATCAACGATAGGTGCTAAAGCTGATGTCATAGTTGTCGAAGCATCTTGTATAGTTACACCAATATTCTTGTCACTAGTTTTATCCAAATTAATATCAAACCGTTCGACGTTATTGTTGTCTACATATGATTGACTTTTATGTTGTTCCAAGTCTGCAGTTTTAAAGAACATATTGGAAGCGATCTGTTCAGAATCAATTGGTTCTTGATCCATTTCCATTAATGTTAATACTTCCGCAGTTTCGATCCATATTTTTTCTCTTATTGGTTCTGTTGGTGTATGTGGTCTAAATTCTAAATGTCTAGTCATTTGTTTTCCATAGTCACTTTGCGGAAGTGTATCTACCATCTTTATTTTGGTAACGTCCACAAATGGATCTATTTGTACCTCTTTGCCAGCATAATCTGTTCCTATGAATGAGCCGTAGCCGTTCCACATGGATGAGAGGTCCTCATAATATAATAATTTCATACTAGGTTGAATGTATAAAATTAATTTTCTCACATCATTATATGTATTTTTTCCATGAAACCATAATCCTCGTAACGCAGCATTAATATTATCTTCGGTGTTCTTAAAAGCATCGGGAGCATATTTCGATATCCGTATCCAACGCATAGACTCTATTAACGAGTGATATTCAGGTCGGGGCATGTAGTTAAAACTTCCTTTCTTAACGATGTCACACTTCAAATAAAACATATTGGTAACGTGTTTCTTGTCAGCAATAGATAATGCCTTAGTCGAATCAGTAACTTTTAATCCTAAATTTTCAAAAACTTGTGAAACTGTAATGCCGTTATACATATCTAATAATCGATCATCTACTAATGATATTGTATCGTCTCCTGCTCGCATACCTCTGGTGAACTGCTTATACACATTCAAACCATTTAAATGATAATGGTCTGATGTAACTATCAAATAAGCATACTGATGAAGAAATTCATTCACAACACAATTAACTAAAAAAGTAATCAACATTCCTGAGCTAACTGTTCCAACAGTCGAAAACACAGCATCACCGTATATTAAATATGGATAAACAATCATAGATGTCAAGGCTTCTTTCTCGCAATCATTTACCTTAATTCCAGTTAATAACAAATCAACAGCATACCGCAACATTTGTGCACTTACGTTTCGATCCCAATTAGTAAAATCAAAATCAAAACCATATTCTCCGACTTCAGTCAAATATTGCATCATGTGATTCCATTGCTGAGAATACCGATCTAAACTAGGATAACAAAATGAATCTTCGATCTTAGCATAATAAAACTGAGTAATAATTGATCCAAAATAATGCTTCATTACCATATAATGTACTAAGTTGGTGTTAACAAAAACTCTCGTTTTTACATTATCGATTTTATTCTTCTTTAACTTTTCATCCTTAAGGGTCAACACACCAGGTAAAAATGGAATTTCACCGAGTTCGAGCTTACATAATGCGTCATAATAATCATCTAACAACTCGCGTGAAGCTACGATGTTACCACTTTCATCACGAGTTAACAATTTATCTTTCGTTTTCCCACGTTGAATGTAAGGCCATCCACTAGAAGTATCCATTGCAACAGGAAACCTGTCAGGCGTTCCATCAATTCCGTTTAATACTTCTCTCTCTGTAAGCCTTTTTGTCTTCACAATAGATTTACTTTGAAGTGATAGTATTCCTTCTTGCATAGATTGAAAAACTCGATCACAAATCTCTTCATCCATTAATTTCACATCTGCATTAAACGTAGATAAAATGTGGCGAGAAAAACTGTCATAAGTCTTAAGATGTTCTGGTGTTCTCAAATCATGGTGAGAAAGTATAGCTGGTTGTGTTTTCTTGTTTGAATCATAAAAATACAAATAATCAGTTATACCATTCACTAATGAAGGTACGATTTTAGAATTTGGAGAACTATAAGCATGAAAACCTTTTTGTAAGGTTCCCTCGAAACACAAATTGCTGTCCTCAGGATATGTTGGTTTGTTCTGCAAATCAATTTTTATCAAAGATGGAAATGACACTTTAGGTTCTCTTATCATAGCGTCTTCAAGTGCTTTTCTACAAACAAGTTGGAAATGAGAGTTACCTACAAGATCTCTAGCAGTATGTATACCTAGGACTTTACCGTCAACTAATTTAACTAAACTACCACACGAAGCTGGCCGTGACTTATACGAAGCTTCAGCGAAAAAATGATAGTAATAGGTCTTTCCGCTTTCACGAGCCGTCTTTACACAATCTCTTACAACTTGCCCATAACAATGGTTAAACCTTTCTTTGTAAAACTCATAATCAATCTTCTTAATAGATGCATTCCTAAGTTCAAGATCTCCGTCCCAAAAGAATTGCGTAATTTTACGAGAAAGATTAAAAAGATTTTTATCTAAACGGTATAATACTACATCATCTCTTACGTTAAACAAATCAGTCGGATAAGCAAAATTATTCTTTAACAACACAATACTATTATGATCTAATTTAAATATCGTGGGTTTATATGCTCCGGCTTTCTGAAGATATATTTCAGTACCAGCATCGATGTAACTACCAGTATAAATATCCATAAAGAAATGTAATGGAAGCATAATATAATGCCCGCCTATAAACACGCAATTCAAATTACGATTATTATAAGAAGGACACCATATATGTCCAGTCGCATTTTCCAAAATTTCATCAATATGATCTTCACCATCCTCAGCAATTGTTTCTTTATCAGCATATGTTGAGATTCTTTGAACATATCGTTTATTTTTATTCTCTCCTGACTCTTTAACAGAATAGCTTCGTGAAAATAACTTACTCGCCATTAACAAGCCAGCCATAAAACTAAAACCCGAAACAAACCCAATAACAAACTGAAACAAAGTCCTTTTTACATGTACATAACTCCAATCAAAAAACAATGATAATACATATTGAACTCGTCTAATCGTACGTCCACATAAAAACCTGAGTTTATCCAATTTTGAATTTTCCGTTTCCATTAATGTTGCTGCTATAGATGTTGTAGCACCATCAGACTCAGCAAAAGTGATGTTGTAATCGCGAGCCATGGCCATTAAATCCATATGCAAAGATTTGGCGTCTTCTAATGATATAGCATTGATTTGATTGCGTTTGACTGGTTTACTAACGATGTTCTGCATGTCTTCTTTCGATAATTCCTTTAAGATGGTATTGACGTCCCGATGAACTTTCAAATAAGCATGATGGGTTAAGCATGAATATGTTATAAATTCGCCTAATGACATCTCATGTTCCTTAAGTTGATTATAGTAAATGTTTTGTTCGACTTTAAAAATAACTTTGTCAGGATTTTGATGATCGTATTTGTCAAGCATCTTTACAGCAAAATGAAATCTTCTAACCATTGACCCTTTATCAGTAACAGTCTCAGACAATAAATTAATATCACTATTAGTCAAGACTATTATCAATTCGGGATCAGTACTCATACCCTTTATTTCTTTACCAACAATATTAGGAGAATTTATAACATACGGAGCTGTTGTACAAAGTTCGTGAAAACCTTGAATATCAGTGCCGTCTTTATCTCGAAACTGGCCGAAATCATCAAATAAAACAACTCGAGCATTGGAAAGACCGACCTGATATTCTGATCGATTATTCCACGTATAAGTAACTTGAGATACTTCATCCAAACTTTTCAACTTCAAAATCTTCTGAGCCACAAGAGGCCATATAGTAGACTTTCCTGTTCCTGGGGGACCCTGTATCATAATGACTAATGGCGACTTCTCACGTTGATCAGGAAGTCGTGTTTCCAGCAAAATTGGAGCTGATGTTCGCTCAAATTGTAACCAACATTTGTTCAACAATTGGTTATGCTGTCTAAGATATGCTAGAGCTTTACCTTTGTTGGTATAATATTCTTCACGTATCTTTTTATATGAATCATCCGTTATACTGGATTCCGTTAAAGCGACCAAATTAAGCATCAAATCATTCAAAGGATTTCCATCAGTCAGAAGTTGTTGTTTAAACCAATCTTCATCCTTTGTATGTGGTACTATCCATTCCATAATAACAGTATATAATTTTTTAATTGCTACGGGAAGTTCAGTAGCTTGTCTTAAAGTAGATAGAACTGGTAAAATTTCCTTACACAATTTTGTCACACATGCAAAACTCAACTTACAATCAGGCATCCAATGTTTAATCAAACTAGGTATGTCAAAACTTTCAGGAAGAGTTTGAATAAAATTATCGTTGGCATCGTAAAATCTATTTAACTTTGACTCATTGAGTAACTTATTATATAATTGTTCCAAAGAATCACCTCCAAATAAGTCAAATTGATCTATCGCTCTCAAAAGAAATTCTCGATTTAAAAGTCCACCGTTGCGTTTGTTCAAATCTGTTATACCAGAATCTAGGACAGTTGTTAAAATTCCCATATCTCGATCTTGTTTGGATAACGGAAATTTACGTCCTTCATAAATATATGTTTTAAATTGAGCTTTCGATCCATTAATAGCTGACTTAATTATATGAAAATGAGATGTTAATGTAGCTAAAATAGTAAGATATCCACCTTCCGTCAATACTGTGTATAAAGCAGGAATATTACAGTATAACAAAAAATCGAGACCTATACTAATTATGCGTTTTATAGTTTGCCATAATGAATCTATCATTACCTTGACGGTATCAACTATACAATCCTGCATAAATTTGACGATTTTGCTATTGATCTTAGTAACGAACTCATCAAAAATATCTCTCACCTTGGTTGTTAATGTTTCTGTTGCAGATTTAACAGTAGATACAGCACCTCCTTCAGGAATCGTTACAGTTGAATCAAATGTTTTAATTTTAAATAATGATGCATAAGACATGGGATCTTTTCCTTGTAATGACCTTAAAAAATTCTCATGCTGAGCTGGTGTTTGGCGCATAGATTTAATATTGTTCTTCAGATAATGTGCAATGTCATAAGAAGTTTTAACTTCTCCGTTGATAGTAAGAGATATTGTTCCATCAACGTGTTTATCGTAACATTGTACAATCTTTTTATCATCAAAAAAGTAAACAAAATTTGAAATTTTACATCTACCACAAATATATGATTCACATTCACATTCTTTATTAACACTTTTGTGGGCCATTCCGTAACCACACCGATGGCACTTAAAGTCTTCTACATTTTTAGAGATTCTGCAATTATTGTGGTCACAAGTTATATAGCGTTCGATTTTTCCGCTAAACTTTGCAGATTTGATCATATTGTTACAATAACCATGAGAACATTTGTGCTTAAAAGCGTATTTGTATAGCAACGCATTATCTTCTAAATCGTCATACTTACGTTCTTCGCGTTCTTTTAAGCGTAACTTATAAAAATGTTCTGCTTTTCTCTTAGCTAACAAATTATTAACATCAACTCGTTTGGATTTGATGTTAGAATCTATTTCTTGTTGACGTTCATTAGCTAAGGCACGTAAACGTTGTGTTTCGTCATTTTTTGATTTAAAAACGTTCGTTGCTAAAGTACTACGATTTTGGTGTAGTACTTTAGACTCAGAATATTCACATTTAGTTTTAGGCTTGAAAGTTGTTGTCCATTCTTTTCCGCCTTTGTTAAATTTTTTAAGTGTAGATGGGAAAAAGTTAATATATTCATCACAATTTGAATCTGTTGCCATTGTTTAGTTTAACCAGACTTCTAACACGGATAATACTAAGAATACTAAGTTCTATGCGTATATCGATGTCATATTCCGGAATCTCGCCGATTTTACTCGACGGCTAATTTTTAGGCAAAATAAAAACATTATCTTACGACAATATAATAATATATATATAAAATAATTAAATTATATAATTAAACCGAAAAATTAGAAATTATATATAAAATAAATAACAAATAAAATTATAAAAATAAATTTAAAATTTTAAATTAAAAGAGGGATTGTACTAACATACCAATTGAGAAAGACATAGCACATATTTTTTCAGACGTACTATTCAATATCAACTGAATATGCGAGCATTAAGGAAAAATATAATATAACAATCTAAATCGATTGTTA